GTAATCGAACCAGCATTGCTGGTTACGGTTAGATCTGCGGTTAACATATGATTCAGCTTAACGGTTGAGTTGTGTGTAGTGAAACATCACCCAGAGAACATGACGAACGATAGCCCCTACTCTAAAAGAGTAGGGCGTTAGAGCAAGCTCGGATGACGTGCAAACAGTACCAGGTATCGTCGGAATATAAGCTATTTCCTCGCTTTTGCGGGACGTAGCTTAACCAACCTTTCCCTCAAGTACTGCCTACTGTTACCGAGGGCCGTCCGGCCTAACAACAGACTGCCCGCAAGGGCAGCTTGTCTTAGGCCAGGTGCCTTCAGTCGCGCCGTGTGGATATCAGGGTTAAACCTGACACGGTTGTAGTAGGAGCGAGAGCCAGTGTAAACACCGATCCAACCATGTGGTCTAGGAGCACCTCCCCACTTCTGGGGGTTTGCTAAGATCACAGGATCGTCGGTATAATTTACATAGACTTCGACTTCCTTACGGTATGCCATAGAATGGCAGAAATCCGTAACACGGGTATTAATAGGATAGTTATCTCGGCTGAAAGAAGCCAAGAAACCTGAAACGTCGACAATCCAATCGACAACGAAGCTGAAGGGTATAGCATTCCAGACAATCGAAGGGTCAAGTTTGACCCCAAGACCGTCCATATATGCGTACACTTCAGCCAGTTTACTATCCAGCTCCGGGAGGTCATATATGTACCTCATCGTCGCGTGATAAACAGGGCGTAGTGTCCAGCGAGCCATCTTTATGATGGTAATCGCCGGTCTTAAGCCCCCACTCCACATGTCTTTGTTGAGGTTACTACCGTCCCACGAAGTGGTATCGGTGGCAACCTTCCAGACAGGAGTGCTCGGCACCCCGCTTGAAGCGGGAATGACACGTTTGTAGTGTCGCTGCTGAGGTTTGCCCATATTACGCTTCAACTGCTCTAACCTAATGGCTAAAGTAGTCAAATCGTCTACGATCCCCTTAACATCCCGAATGAACGGGAGGATCCCAAACTGCGCGTTCAAATGCGCATCATTGAGCCGTGTGGTTATTTCATTGGATTTCTCCTTGGTAAGTTTCCACTTGCTCTGTGAACCCCGGTTGAGGACTCGATGCATCGCATTACGCTTTGCAACTAGTCTATTCGCCGAGGGGTAGGGATTGGAATGCTTGAGGTCTTTCAACTCAAGCACGAAGTTCACCAGACTGGTGTTCTCCGTGAGCCGCGGCAACATGAACGCACAGGCCTCATTGGCCATAGCGTTCATATCCACTGCGGGTACATTCCTTAAGGCAATGGCATCAGTCACGAAAGCAGTGTCCACGCTGCGAGCATAGGCGTTTCCGCCCCATCCTCGCATAAACGCGTGACGCACTGTCGGTGCCATGAAGTCATTGGTCTCTATAGTATGCAGACAATCGCGAAAGCGACTATCTGTACCTGTATCGTCCCACATTTCCTCCTTGAAGGAGAAGAATGCATTTGGGACGGTCCAATTCTTAGGAGCACCAGCATCAAAAGTAGACTTAGTCGCTAACTCGGTGTAGGGCCATGGAAGGCCCCCATCGAAAGGCGGCGACCAGCCGTTCTCTTGGGTGACAATAATCGGACAGACAGAACCTGTAATGTGGCGGTATCTCATATTAATCCAGACGCTCGAC